TGCGTTGACTTCCCGTAGTCCCATTTACGCCCATTGTGCTCAAACGTGTAGTTCGCCGCTTCCATCGCATTACGCCACGCGTTTATTTCATCGCCCTTCATCCCTCGCGCTTTCTCCGCGGTCAGCAGGTCCGTGATTTTCTCCCCGTCAAAACCCCAGCGCCCGCTCAGGTCAATTTTCCGGTTCTCCGGGGTATCCGGCACTTCTGCCACACTCTGGTTCACCGGCCACAGTAACGCAGTGTCCTTACCGTATCCCGTAATCACACCCCGGCTGTCATACACCACCTTCAGCGTCTCCGGCGAAAACAACGCCTGACACTCATACCAGTCCTGACCATCCTCAGACTTCAGGTACATCGCGCCTGCAACATCCGGCTCCGCCGGGGTGTAATACGAAAAATTTCTGATATGCATCATGTTTCCGTGCCCTCCTCCGATACCGGCACCCAGACCGGCATTTTTTCCGCACCGACGCCCCGCTTCATACCTGCCGGTGCAGCATCCGCTGCAAAGACTTTATACACCACATAATCCACCACAATACCGTCTTCCGGCCAGCGCCCTGCTGCCTCATAAACCGGCCGCAGGGACAGGGGATAAAACATATTCTCTGACGGTGAAAAAACATACTGTTCCATACAATGCCCTCAGTATCCGATCGCTTCCCATGAAAACTTGCCGTAGCATCCCCTGACTGTTATCAGAGTCACAGACACTAATGACGGATTCGACAGGGTATACATCTTAATGACGTTGGGGTCTCCCACTGCAGACACCTGAGCATTCAGAGCAGCAACCGGAAAAGCGACAGGAAAACGGATAGAGTGTTGTGTCATAAGCTTACCATCATCCTCACTTACCTCAATACTGCCCCATTGCCGCAAACGACCGGTTACTTCATCACGCTCCCAGCCATTTACTGTCAGGCTTGCTGTTGTGGGCTTGTTTTTTGTGCTGTAATCCACCCGCCAGTGAAAACGTTGTGTGTCTCCGTAAACTGTACAGGTACAGACCGTGCCGTTCAGAAAACCATCGCCACCGTATTCGCCGATGGTGACCCGGACTATGGCTGCGTTATACGTCCCCATCACCTCAATGGCGCAGCCTCCCAGATTGAGTTTTCCCGGTCCGACATCCGTGATGACCTTATTAAATTCCGCAAGCAGTGATGCCTTCATCATCCAGTAAGGCTGGTCAAATGCCCCCTTTTCTTTCAGCCTGGCCACAAACTCACTCGTGGTCCATTCACCGGTCTCCGTATGAATGTCCCGCCCGTATACTCTGGCTGCTCCCACGGTGTTCAGAAACTTCACCTTATCCGGGATATCGTCACCGTTTTTCGCTTTCTCCAGGCATCCGTCCGCTTTGTCCATTGCCGCTTTCACCGCTTTCGGGGTGGCTGCCTTCGTTTCATCATCACTGTCCGTTGCGCTGCTTAACTGCACAATTCCCTTCTGTGCCGTCGTCGCATCCGGTCCTCCCGGCTCGCCTTTTTCGCCCTTCTCTCCCCGTTCACCTTTCACACCCTGAAGCCCCTGTGGTCCTGTCTCACCACGCTCACCCTTTGGCCCACGCTCGCCGGTATCGCCTTTTGGCCCGGGAATACCCTGTGGCCCGGTGTCCCCCTTATCCCCCTTCGGTCCCCGCGCATTCTCTGCCCGTTTTTTTGCCTCCTCCGCACTGGCTGCGGACGCTTCCGCACGTTTCAGGATTTCCGCTGCCACCGCTTCCAGCTCTGCAAGGGCTTTCGGGTAATACTGTGCGTCTTCCAGGTCCATCAGATATTTATTCAGCGTTCCCGGTGCAGAATCCGCCTTCACCAGAATGTCACCCACATATGACGGCGCGTACCCTTCCGTGTTCAGCGTCACCCGGTACAACCCCGGCTCAACATCCATACTGTAACTGCCGGTTTCCCCCGGCTGACCATACGCCACCGTGGTGACAATCACCGTCTCCGTTGTGCGGCGCGCTTTCAGCTCTATCGTGCATCCCGGTACCGCTTTTCCCGTACCATCCTTCAGCACACCCGATATTCTGACTGTCATGGATTTCCCCCATAAAAAAACCGCAGGACCGGTTTCCCGGCCTGCGGTAATATTTGTGGTTTGTTGGTGTTAAAACGGTGCCATCCGGCTGACCACCCTCAGCAACCGGTCGGCGGGGGATATTCTCCCCCGCCACGGTTTCTTACTGCTTACACTGTAAGAACGCCGCAATCTCCGCGCCCGCTATCCGGAACCGGAACTCGCACAGTGAAGTGTGGGTGATCCAGATAATGAGCACTACCGTGATACAAATCACGGTGGTTTTTAACGGTTTTTGCGACATAAACGCTTGCTCCTTTTACGGAGAGGCGCTAACCTTTCACTTGCTTAGGATGAATGGTCAGGCCTCGGGTTAAACATGAATGTTTGTCCGGGGCCTTTTCACATCCGGCCTTCAGGTGTTCCCTCCGGCCATCAGCCAAAGGCACCCGCGCATACTGTACGGTTTTTGTCTCCTTCCGGCAATCCCGGGGCGCGATGTTCAGCGGATACTGATCCCCGCGCTGTTTTTCTTCACCACTATCGCCTGAAGGTTACTGATACGTGAACTGCCAAAACTCCCGTTCTGACGTCGTGAACTTACGGTAAAACTCAGGGTGATATGACCATGACCGGCTGGCATATCGATGATCCCGCTGAAAATTCCCGGCTCTGTCACTGACCTGCCTGAATAAATCCGGCGTCCGTTCTGATCAACATGCAGGAAGCACTCTGTCCAGATGTCATTACTGGTGCGGGATTCCTGTTTTGACCCGACATAGATTATCGGCGGGATTATAATCTGCCGGTCAAAGCTGTGATCGTCATACACCGTCAGCGTTCGTGTACCGTTCGCAAGGTAACTACCATCCACCGGAAAAGCCACCCCTGCACATTTCACAAGATCACCAATAATGTTCTCCGCTTTCAGCGTGCCATTTATCGTACAGTTCTCCGCTATCACGACATTATTCAGCGTGCCCGAGTTCGCACTGATATGTCCGCTGATGTCCGCATTGCGGGCCGTCAGCCTGCCCTCCGGCGTCAGGGAGAACGTCGGGGGATTGCCGGACGAGGTGATGCTCACCGCAAACAGTCGCTTCAGGAACACATCGTTCATGAACAGCTGATTCCCCTGCGCCACAAACAGCGGCGTGGTGTTGCCGTTCTCCGGGTTAATCATCGCGATACGGTCCGCCTGCAGCAGTATATTGCTCAGGGGCTGGCCATCAGCATCCTCAATCCCCGCACCAATACCGGCAACATACGGAATGCCGTTTTTTGTTTTCTGCACCTTCAGCATGTACAGCGCAGCCAGGTCGTTATTTGTGTCTGTCTGCACCCGCTGTATCTGCTGTATGGTGGCGCTCTGGTCTTCCAGGGTTTTACTGACCGTCTGCGTGATTTCATTGCGGGTTTCTGTGATGGTGGTCTTCATCTCCGCCATCTCATCATCAAGCTGGCTGTTATCAATCAGCTCCCACATCCCCTGTGCCAGATGCAGTTTTCCTATCTTTTCCCGAAACAGCCCCAGATACCCTTCCGCATCATTGCTGGCCCGGCCACTGGCTTCCACAAACGCAGATTTCCCCACCAGGTTGACGCTGCGCACATAAAACCAGAAATCCTTCCCCGGCTTAATGTGCGGGCCGGAGACACTCCACTGGCTGCCTGTCCCCAGATAACGGGCAGAGGTTTCCACCTGAGATGTGTCTGCGATTTTTGCCTCCGAAAACCAGAACTCAAATTGTACCGTCGGGTCATACACCGTAAGATGCGGGACCGCCGTTATCTGATAATACCCCGGCGTCAGTTCAATGCTGGCCGGTGCTGCCGGTGCGTTAATCCGGAACGTGGTGGTGGCAGGTTCGCCCTGCTGGCCGTAGCTGTTTATCGCCCTGACCGTCAGGGTGTATTCCCCGGGCGGCAGGCCACTGAAACGGTGCTCCGTGTCGGCAGTGATAGCGCTGGTCACCAGGCGGCTGTTTTCACCACTGCCACTGGTCAGGCGCAGACTGAAGCGCACGCCCTTCACCACCCGCGGCGTGTCCCATTTCGCCAGCGCCAGATACTGGCCGTCTGAGGCACTCACCTCCACCGTGAGGTGCTGCACTGCCGGCGGGATGACGCTGTTCAGTGAACCGGTGAGCGGCTCAAAGGTGGCCCCGTTATCCACGATGGCTTCTTTTTCCGGTACGTGCTGCACTGCCGTGATGGCAAAGGTGCCGTCCGTGTTTTCCCGGATGGAAACACAGCGGAACAGGCGACGACGCAGTGACGGCAGGGAGAGTCCCCACACACCGTATGTCTCCACGCCATCAGGCAGGACGCTGACCTGTATCCGGTCAGGGGCGGGGTGTGCAGTGATGTCCACGCGCACCGGCTTACCGCTGCCGTTAATCAGGTTCACCGTCGATGTCCCTGCTTCCGGCAGTATCACCTCACGGTCCAGCGTCAGGGTACGGCTGGCGGCATCGATGGACAGGATGCGTCCACCGGTCAGGGTCCCGGCGTAGTCGTTATCACAGATTTCAATGATGTCACCGGGCGTGTGCCGCAGCCCCTGTGACCCGAGCGTGAAATCCACCGTCTGCGTTTCCAGCAGTTCTGTCTTTATCACCCACAGTCCGGCACGGTGGGCCTGACCGCGGCTGGTACAGCCGAACGCATCCATCTTCAGCAGATTGCGCCCGTAGCGCAGGATGGCGTCCGGGTCTTCCACCAGTTCCGTGGAGGTCTGCCAGCCGTTCTGCGGGTCGGTGTAATTCACCTCCACCGCCGTGTGCCGGTCCTTCAGGGCACTGAAGCTGTAGCGGAACCCCACGCCGTTATCATCCACCACCACATCGCTGTTGGTGTACGGCCACACCACATCCGACGGACGGTCCTGAACGAACGTCAGCGTCTGGCCGTTCCATACCGGCATACAGCGCATCGCCGAGCAGAAATCCCCCAGGACATCCCACACCTTACGCTGCTGTGACAGGTACGCATTGAAAGTCATCCGCGGCTCTGTTCCCCCGAAACCATCCGGGACCGTCTGGTCACAGTACTGCCCGATGGCATACAGTGCCCACTTGTCCACGTCCGCCGCCCCCAGGCGTTTTCCCATCCCGTAGCGCGGGTGGGTCAGCATGTCCCACAGGCACCAGGCCGGGTTATTGCTGTATGCCGGTTTCAGACTCCCGTCCCAGATACCGCTGTAGGTGCGTTTTTCCGGGTCATAGTTTGACGGCACCTGAATGATGCGACCACGGATATGGTAGTTCACCGTCAGCTGCTGGCCACCAAACTGCTCCGCATCCACCTGCAGCCCCACAATCGCCGTGTTCGGGTAGCACTGTTTCACATCGATGATTTCGGTGTATGACGACCACAGCGTTCTGTTCTGCAGCTGGTCCGTGGTGCTGTCCGCCGTCACCCTGACCATCCGGATGTTAAAGGGGCGCTCAGGGAGATTATTCAGAATCACCGACGTCAGGTACTGCGAGGTGGTCTTGCCGTTAATGGTGACATCCTTCTCCGTCACCCAGTGCCCGTTACGCTCAAGCTGAATCAGCAGGCGGACAGAAGAGGGATTACGGTCACCCTTTGAGGTGGTCTCCACCAGTGACTGTACCCCGAAGGTGACCCGCAGACGGTCAATGTTCGCTGACGTGATGGTGCGCGTCACCGGCTTTGCCTTCGTCACCTCCACGCCCAGTGCGGTTTCCGCCCCGGAGGACTCAAAGCCTTCCGGCGGTGTCTGCTCCTGCTCCCCGGCACGCCAGACGGCGGTCACACCGTGTATCACGGGATTACCGTCCGTGTCCGTCAGCGGGGTTTTGTTCACCAGAATACTCTGCAGTCCCTTCACCGGACCTTCCACCGGTCCCTCACCAATGGCATCAATCACGCTCATCATCTGCGTGGATTTGAGATTGTCCTTCGCCTCACTCGGTGTGTGCCCCTTGCCGCCCCCTTTACCCACTCTGTCCCCCTCTCCTGTCTGATGTCTGAATCTGTTTATGCCAGAAAACGACAGGCACCCCGGAGGGTGCCTGTGTCATGACGGAATAAAATTTCTGAAATTCTTCACATTTCCGGCAATTGCCTGTAGCCACTATAATGACGCAGCGTTACAGTTTTTTTGCTCAATAAAAGCAATAATTATCAGACCTCCTTAAGGTGACTATTCGTCTCCCGTCAGTATCCGGCGATATTACGGGAGATTTTTTTGCTTCAGCCACACCACAACATCCTGCTCATTTACGCCACTGGTACCCTGGCGGTCATCCGTTCTGTAAACCTGCGACAGAAAAAGTCTGAATTTCTTCACATTTTCTGTACGTTCCCGTGGCAGATATCATTCCGGGGCGTTACAGTTTTTTCGGGTCAATAAAAACAAAACTCCTTGAACGTTAATCTTCATCGGTTCTGTCCCGCAGCTCCGCTAACTCTGCGGGATTTTTTTTTATTTTTATCCCCGCCCGATAACCACCACTTTCCCGTCTCCGCCCTCATCACGGGTGCTGATATCCTGGGATATCCGTCGTGAACCAACCAGCATTTCACCGTAAGGCACCGGCATCGGGTTACCCTGGGCAATCATGTTGTCCAGTGACGAAAAATACGTGTTCTGTTTACCGTTATCCGTACTTTTGTACTCCGGCGTCTTTGCCTTCGGGGCCAGCATCTGGGCCACACCACCCAGTATCATGCTGGCACCCAGTGAGAACAGCATCGTGGTGGCAGTCAGCCCTCCGGCACTCAGGGCTGCGCCCCATGCCGCCAGTGTTGCACCACCAGTGAAAAATGACCCGACAATCGCTGCAACCCCCAGCACCACCTGAAAAACACCATTTCCCCCGGCTCCGGCCAGTCGCGGCACAATGTGGATGACCGCTCCCTCACCCAGTTGTTCGTGAAGACGGGCGTACACCGCCTCCGGTGCGGTATCCTCACCGGCAATACGTATCTGATACCAGCCTTCGTTCATCTGACCGCGGAATCCCGGCACCTGCAGCGACAGGGCACGGATGGCCTCCGCTGCCGTGTTCACATACAGGCTGATGCGGCGACCAAATCGTTGTAAATCCCCGTGAAGGCAGATGCGGACCAGTGGCGGTGACGCCAGACAGAATGCGTTCGTCGTTGCCATTTTTCAGAATACCTCTCCCGTTTACTCAGTTGTTCAGGTATATGGTGAAGCAGTTCACCGTTGCCACAGTAAATGGCGGCATGATTCGGCACCGATGAACCAAAGCAGCACAGCAGGATATCGCCCGCCTGTGCACAGGACGGAGACACCCGGTAAAAGCCGTTGTCTGCCAGGTTGTCCAGGTACAGGTTCTGACCGTTGCGCCACCAGTCATCCTCACGCACAAAATCCGGCAGCGTTATCCCCGCCAGATGGTATGCATCCCGGAACAGGGTGTAACAGTCCGTCACACCGTGTTCAAAGCGCCGTCCGGTCAGGTGCGGCACACAGCGGAACCGGTGAATTTCACCCCGGCAGACCAGCCACCAGGGCAGGGCACTCTTTATCTGCAGCCGCCGGTCCGCCTCGCTCAGCCAGGGCAGACCACCGGGATGACTGTGGACCAGCGCCACAATCTCCCCCTGCATCTGTGCCTGCAGCCAGTCTTCCGG